TTTCAAATTTATCAAAGATATTAACATCCATACCAGTTTCCATCATATGTCCACGGGTAGCTCTAAAACCATTAACTTCAAGATGTCCCATAACAACTTTACTGGTGGTCTTTTTAAGTATTTCTAAACTAGAATCATAGTTTTCACTATTAATCCAAGGAAGCATTAATATCTTTCTCTTTCCAATCTTAATCTCAGTTGCCTTAGAATATAATTTTATATTTGGATAGTTCTGTAATAATAACTCTGGAGAGTTTACAAAGTTAGTATTCTTATAATAACAATCATGATTACCTATAATAGAATAGACCTTATACTTCTTAAGTGGTTCAAATACAACTCTTTTAGACCATTCTAAACTTTGTAAATCAATGGATTTTCTACTATCAAATATATCACCCATATGGATAATAGTATCTATCTTATTCTCTTCTAAGTAAGGAAAAAAAATATTCTTATAAAATAACTCAAAATAATCATGAAGATACTTTGATCCCTTACGAGCACCGTAATGAGTATCCGTTATTATAGCGATTTTCATCTATTGCCTTTATATTGTATATTATCTTTAATAGTATTATAATCAGAACTATTACCAGAAAGAGCAGTATCATCAACAACCATGACTTCATCAAATCCTGTTCTTTCAATAATCTTTGTTTTAATATCTAATTGCTTCTTTTCCTTCTGGATTCTTCTCAAGAAGGCATAATGAATAATCTGAGTAAAATATGCAAAAGGGTTTTTAGACTTCTCTGGATCGAAATTATGGATGTATTGTACACAATTTTCTATACCATCAGAAATCATATCCTCACGAAACATATAATTAACAAAATTAGGTTTATATGATAAATGTGTAGCAATCTTTAAAAAACATTCACCAAGATAATTTGTAATACGAGGTTTAGGTAATCCCTTTTCTTGTGCTTCAGCAACTTTTGCTCTATGCACAATTAATGCTTCTAGTAATTGTTTATTATTTACATAATGTTCTGATTTCTTCTTTGGCATAACATATTACTCATATAATATAAGTTCTTTTTATTATAACACAACAATAAAGGCTTGACAAGGTATGGAATTATAAGTAGAATAACCTTTGTGAGGGTTGATGAGAAATGTATTAGCTTTCTTTAGGTTTAGTAATTTTAAATAATTCTTCTAATTTTTTACGAGCATCTTGTACCGTAGATATATATCCCATTTCACTAGATACTCCTACTTGTGTTGAAAAATGATCAAAGCTCATCTCCTCTTCATCATTTAAATAATTATTATATACTGCAATAATCTTTTCATCTTTACATTCTGTCATAGTAATAATTCTATCAGGTTTTATCATAAAAATATCATCGCTTGCTAATTCTATCCAGGGTTTTATTTTTATTAATGCTGTTCCATGATGATTAACTGTTTTTATTATAACGGGATTTTGCATTACAATAGTTGAATCTTCATAATTTTCTTCAATAGAAACTAAGGCAAAAATTTCTTCGCCTGTTATAAGTTTTATAATAGAATAAAATTCTTCTCCCATTAGTTTTTTAAAGGTATGTTTACTATGTCATAATTAAAGTTCTCTTCATTATAAACTTTAATTCTTTCAATTAAATGATTGAGTGTATAATTTTTTCTAGATTTGTAACTAATATCATCAGCAATGTCATATAACGTTGCTTTTGTTTTATTATCTCCTTTTCTTAAGACTCTTCCAATTGATTGTAGATTCCTAATTCTAGATTTAGACGGAGAAGCAAAAATGACGTTATGAAGGTTTTTAATATTAATTCCTGTGGAGAAAGTTCCATAAGATGCAATGATTATAGCGTTGTTTTCCCTTTCGGTAATGTCTCTAACCTCCTCTCTACTTTGAGTATCAACTCCACCATGTACAAAAAATACACGACGATTTTCAATAGTGTTATTATTATTTATTAATTCGTATAATGGTTCTCCATGTCCTTCTACTCTAGCAAATAAAATAAGAGTATTACCTTTTAAATCTAAAGCAAGATTTTTAATAAAGTTATTTCTACGGTTATGAGTAATAATATACTGAACTTCATCTTCAAAGACTTCAAACTTTTGTGGTGGGTGTTTCAATAAAAGTACATTAATATCTAATGTTGCAACATGACCTTTTTTCATTAATTCATTAGTTTTAATAATTTTATAAGAAGGACCAAATAAACCTTCTAATACCCACTTATGTGTTTGTGATCCATCAAGTGTTCCAGTAAATCCAAATCTATACTTAGCATTAGATAATTTAGTTAATATCGATACTAAAGATTTTGATTTAAATTGATGAGCTTCATCTCCTATTACCACACTAAATCTTTCAAAATATTTACGTGGAAGTTTATATATAGACTGCCAAGTTGTTATAATAACTTGAGATTTTGTTTCTCTTTCTTTACCAGCATATATTTTATGGCAATATGAACCAACATCCCACCCATAGTCTGCAAAATCTTTATACATTTGTTCTACAAGGGAAGTCGTTGGAACAACTATCAGAATATTTTTCTTTTTTTCAACGAAATATCTCACAATCGCATATATCATCAGTGACTTTCCTGAAGCAGTTGGAGATATCAATAACTTTCTATTATGTCTTAGAGCGTCGTATACTCCCTCAATTTGGTATTCACGAGGAGAATATTTGCAAATAGCATTCATATAATCTTTAACACCTTCTTTTGATATACCTTCATTAACTTCAAAAGGTAAACCAAAATACTTATTATCTATAAATTCGTAACTATATTCGTGATCTCTACAAAATTGAATTATCTTATCTAATAAACCAACATAAACTTGTCCATTTTGAGTATTAAATAATCTAATTTTTCCATCCCAGTACTTACTTTTGTACTGTGGCATAAATTTAGCACCAGGTACCTCAAAAGTAAACTGATCCGCTAATTCATAATAAACATGCGGTTCAGCTTTCACCTGAAGATAAACTTCATTTTTCTTTGATATAGTCAAATGTGACATGACATTTAAATCAATATCAAATATTTATTAAGTTATTTTAAACCCTTATTCTGAAATAATTTGATTAAACCAACTTTCGGTCATACCATTAATAATACTATCTGCACCATTCTTATCATCTGTATAACCTTCTTTGATAAGATGCTCCACTACCTTTTCATAATGTTCGTGTATTCTTTTTGTTTCTCTAGGAGTAGGTTTCATCGTAATAATTAAGATCTACAGATATATTTATGAATTAACCAAATCCAGCTTGAAATTTATGCCATTCTATAGCATTTTTTATCTGATATGTTCTATTTGATATAACTCTAATAATTTCTTCTAAGAATTTTAGAGTAGCATCATAATATTTTATTTTAAGATCTATTTTAGATAATTTATCGTCAGCTTCCATATGTCTTTGTATAGCATCCTTTTCTCTTACCTTATATGGGAATGGTTCTTCTGCATATACTTCTGCTGGTGCTTTACCAGTATAATAACTATGTCTTTCTAATCTAATTTTATTATATTGCTCTCTTGCTTTTTCACGCAACAAAGTAATAGTATTATAAAGAGTATAATACTTGCAGTGTAATTGTGGTATTTTTAAAGATTCATCATGTAGATTATCAGGATCGATGACAGCATCTTTCTGCCACATCTCCTGAATTTTGTCAAGATCCATTTATAAAGAATTTCCTCCTGTATCAACTATATTGTACATAGTATACTTGAAAGTCACTGTTGATGTAAAGTAGTTTATATCATCATCAGATGCTGTAAATTGTAAAGGAGTTAATGCTACTGGAAATAAATCCCTAAATGTAACCCTAGCAATATCCCTAAAATTACTATTTAAAATATGTAAACTTCCATCACAATATTGTAATTTACGATCTTGAAGTCCATCGGCATCTTTTATTAGGTCACCATACTCTGTGTATCCTTCTGGAAATCCTAATCCTCTCATCCAATTTTGAACTACCATATAATTCTTAAGATCTTCATCAACTAAGAATTCTATTACAAAATCATCAAATAACAATTCATCTCCTGGAACATCAATATTTCTAAGAGGTGTTGTTTGTATTGCTGTTCCTAATGTTAATCCTGGAACAGTAGCACTACTTGAGAAAAAATCTAATTTTTCTTTTTTTGCTAATACTAATTTAAAACCAACTGGAGACAAATAATTTCTATTTTTCAGTTGACTATCGTAAAAATTACTCATTATTCACTAACTGCAGAAGCACGTGTAAATCCACCGTTCTTTCCATCTGGATTTGCAAAAATTGATGATGGATCATCTTCATATATTTTCCTATCAGAATAATTGTCTGACCAGGAATTTCCACCAGTATAGTACACATCACCTACGTCTCCCATTATACTAGGTCTTTTAATATGATAAGGCATTGTTTTTCGGAATTTCTAATTATTTATAGATCTCTGTGTAAAATCAATACCTTCCATATGGTCATACTCATGCTGAAATATTCTTGAAGTAAATCCTTCTAACTTTCTTTTACAAATAGTCTTTCCTTCATCTTCATATTTAACTACAATTGTATTAGGTCTTGATATATTTAAATATAAATCTGGATATGATAAACACCCTTCTTCCATTAATACTTCTTTTTTGTATTGTTTCAAAATTTTAGGATTAAAACAAGTTATAGTTTCTTGCAAATCTATATTAGTCATCATTACAAATACTCTTTCGTTTATACCTATTTGATTAGCAGAAAGTCCTACCCCATTATGATGAAACATATTTTCAGTTAGGGTGTATGATAATTTAGATCTATCTAAATTATAACTGCAATTTTTAATTTTTTTATGCAGTAATGGATCTTCTGGTGATATTAGCGTTTTGATCATAGTTATATTATAACATAAAAAAAGAGACCCGCAAGGGGGTCTCTTTGATGAAAAGGTATATTAACCTTCTTCTTACATGAGGTTTTGAACCTGAACACGTCTGTAGTAGCGATTGCTATTTGTCTTAAGGCGACCAGCACCAACGGTGGTTCCTTCAGCAAATGGGTTAGCAACGATACCATAACGAGTCTTAAATCCAATTTTTGGTTGGAAAGTGTTCTCACCAACTGCACGAACCATCTGTAGTGGTACATATGGGCAGTAGAAGAGACCAGCATCATAAGGAGATGAACCCTTATAACCAACAACGTAATACTGATTATCCTGGAGGTTAGCAGAATAAGGATCGATGTATACACGATACTTACCTTGTAAAACACCAGCGAATGTGTTACCAGTGTCATCAACGTTAAGATTAGCGTTGAGTGCAGGTGTGTAATCAAGTACACCAGCCATTGTAAGAGCAGAAGCAACGTCTGCGGAGCAAAGGATCATGTTGCCCTTTCCACGACGAGTTCTTTGTGCGATTGCGTTCGCATCTCTTTCAATCTGGAAGATTAGTCCCTTGAACTTCTCAACTGACCATCTACCATTGGAGTCAACGTCTAAGTC